GAAGAAAGCACTGAAGCCGCACAGGTTTCTAGCATTGACTCAAGAGTTGCAGCAGAAGAAACTGGCCGTTCTAATGACGTAGACAGCATCGACACTCGCGTTTCTCTTGAAGAAAGCACTGAGGCCGCACAGGTTTCTAGCATTGACTCAAGAGTTGCAGCAGAAGAAACTGCCCGCTCTACTGACGTAGACAGCATCGATACAAGATTAGCTAGCGCTGGATCTTCGGATTCAACCAGTATTGCTAGTCTTGACACCAGAGTTGCAGCAGAAGAAACTGCCCGCTCTACTGACGTAGACAGTATCGACACTCGCGTTTCTCTCGAAGAAAGCACCGAGGCTGCAAAAATTGCAAGTATAGATACTAGAATGGGACTGGAAGAAAACACAACTCAGGTAGCAACATTAGCCCTCACTTCTGGAGCAGAATCCGTTGAAGTTAACTTCAGCAACGATCTCTCCATGACAGCATTCAATACAACCCCAGCGGTTGCAGCAATGATGAGGAACACAGATGCTAACGCTTCAATTATCATACCTATGTTAGTCGGAGAAGTATCAACCACGGGATGCAAGTTTGTATTTTCTGATAATATTGTCGGAAATAATTACAAAATGGACATCATCGTAACTGATTGATATTTTAGCTTAGCTAAATTCTCTTGGAGGCTCCTCGGAGCCTCCTTTTTTGTGTAAAATTATATATGTTCAATATGTTTGAAAATTGGAAAAGAGATAATATTGATAAATATAATCACATGAATAAAAAAAATAACACAAATAAAGAGATAGACCCAGAGAAAGCTAAAATAATAAGAAAGCTTAAACATAAAACAAAATACCTAGATATAGAATATGAAGAAGTTCAAAACTTACTTGAAGAGGCTAAATTAAATTTTTTCAATACAATACGAGAATATTGCCAAAAAAACCCTACAGCAGAAAACCCACTGAAACCAATAGAAGAAAAGGTAAAAAAAGATAAAAACGATAAAAACATAGATTCGGATGAAGTAAAGTCTATTTACAGAGAAATTGTTAAAGCGACGCATCCAGACAAAAACCCAGGAACAGAAGAAGAAGCTAAAGAGATATTCATTAACGCATCTCAAGCCAAGGATAAAAATAAAATTGAAGATTTGATAAATATTTCTTTTGACTTAGATATAGATATATCTGATATGAGTATAGGGCTAATAGAAGAGATAGAATCTTCGTTAATAGAAAAAGAAATTCAAATAAAAGAAATGAGAAATGATACCGCGATCCAATGGTACAACTCACCGCAAGATATTAGAGATAGATTAATTAAACAAATCTGCCCAATAGACAATAAAGAAGAGTGATCTTTTTCTTGACTATTTTCGTTATAGATGCTAGTATTATAACAAAATGAAAGACAAAACAGGAGAGCTATTAACAAAGAATATTGCTGGAGTTAACAGAATATTACCCCATAAACACAAATATGCTTGGGATCTTTTTATAAAAAGTTGCGCGAACAATTGGATGCCAACAGAGATTTCAATGCAAAATGACATTAAACAATGGAAGAATAATGAAATTACAGAAGACGAAAAACTACTTGTCAAACGCTGCCTTGGATTTTTTGCTGGATCTGAGTCTTTGGTTGGTAATAATCTTTTGCTTAGTGCCTTTAGATTTATTACTGACGCTGAGTGCCGCCAGTACATCCTTCGTCAAGCGTTTGAAGAAAGCCTTCACAACCTAACCGTGGTTTATGTATGCGATAGCTTAGACCTCGATATCGATGAGGTTTTTACAGCATACGAAACTATTCCAAGTATTAAAGCTAAAGACGACTTTCTAATGAGCATTACAAATGACATTAGTAGGCAAGACTTTGATCCACATACCAAAGAAGGTAAACAAGAAATATTAAGAAACTTCCTAACATATTGGATTGTTTGTGAGGGGACTTTTTTCTTTAGCGGCTTTGCCATGCTTCTTGCCCTAGGCAGGCAGAATAAATTGCAAGGAATATCTGATCAAATCAAGTACACCCTGAGAGATGAGAGTTCTCATATCGCATTCGGAACTTATTTAATTAATACCCTAATTGAACAAAATCCTTCAATTTGGACGAAATCAATACAGGAAGAATTTGTTGAACATATGAAAAAAGCGGTAGAGCTAGAAATAGCATATGCTCACGATGTTCTTCCAACAGGAATTTTAGGCTTAAATGCTGAAATGTTTGTAGATTACATGCATTACATCGGGAACCGCAGGTTGCAAGGAATAGGTTTGGACTGGTATCAATTTCCTAGCGACACAAATCCTTTTCCTTGGCTTAGTGAAGTTGTGGATGTTCAGGCAATGGGCAATTTCTTTGAAAGAAGAGTGAGAGAGTATCAACAAAGCGGGTCATTGGAAGACGATTTCTGATATAATGTGTACATTACTAGATGAGACAATTTGGACAATACCCTCGATCTTGCGTTTATCTATGCAGAGGTTCAAGCAGAAAAGGGTTTATAATAGATGAGTACGTAGAATCAGGAGGTCCACTAGATGGGCAGCATTTTATAGTAATTCAAGATAAAGATACTCACGAAGAAATTCATGTGAAGAAAGAAGATGTTCTAGAAACTATTGATTAATGTGTAATTACTATCAATATGAGCGAAATAGATTACCCAAATAACAACAATCCATCCAACCTAAATAAACCAAATTACTCCAATCAAACGGTTCACGATCCCTCAAAGACCAAATCAGATAGAGGTTACTATGGAAATGATAATACCGAGCATTATTACTCGAATTGCAATAGCGGTCTAGGCCAAAACAATAAGCAAGCGCACCCTAGTTTTTTTCCAAACTCAAATAAGGAAGGTAAGTAATGTTTTTTTGTATACTATATTTACTATCTGCATTAAGTATATCCGCTGTTGCTGCATACTTTAGCGTCATAGGTTTAGCTACAATATTCCCAGGTTCAATTACTTCCGTCGTTATTATGGGCGGAGTTTTAGAAATTGGAAAAATTGTCACCGCAATATGGCTACACAGGAATTGGAAAAGTTCCCCTTTTCTAGTGAAAACTTATTTAAGTTTTGCGACGCTTGTACTCATGGGTATTACGAGCATGGGTATTTTTGGGTTTCTTTCCAGAGCTCATATAGAACATGAAACAAATACAAAAAGAGCTATTGCAATGTCTGAAACAATTGATAGTAAGATTGCTAGAGAGCAAGATTTTATTGAAAGGCAAAAGCAGCAAATAGCCAACCTCGAAAGTCGAAGTAGTAAAACAGCAGACACGGCAAGATTAGACATCGATCAGGAAACGCAAAAAATCAAAGATATTACTGAGCAATTAAATAAAGATATACAATTTGAACAGTCTAGAATATCTGACGAAAAAAATCAATTAGAAGAACTGAATTCTGCCGTACAAGCCTTAGAAAGTTCTAGCGGGGGTTTATTCTCTAATAAGAAGAAAAAACTAGAAGATCTATACGAAAAACAAAAAGCTTCTAGAGATAAAATATCGCAAAATATCGCAAAATATAATACTAATATATCAAATTTCAGAAACGAAGCAAATGATAAAATTAGAGAAATAGAAAATAAGATAACTGAATTTAGGAACAGAAGTGACAAAAAAGATACCACCACTTTACCGCAAATAGAGCAATTTTCTAAGAATATCTCAGACGCACATGAAAGAATCGATACACTAGAAGTAGAAAAAATAGGATTCGCAGATAGCGCTAGAGAATTAGAAGCTGAAGTCGGTCCTGTAAAATATGTAGCTGAAGCAATTGCGGACTTTACCGGAAAAGAGTTTGATATATCTCAAGCAGTTAGAATAGTTATCATTATCCTAGTATTAGTATTTGACCCGCTAGCCATATTATTGGTTATTGCTGCAAATATTAGTATAGAAAAATACCTACCCAAAAGCCAACCAGAGTATAAAAAAGCTAAAGAACACCTATACGAAATTAATGCTAAAATTAAATCATTTCAAAAGGAATTAGATTATAATAAAAGAGCCTGTCAATCAATGCAGGAAACAATAGAGGATAACCAGAATTGCTTATCAGAATCGGAAGATGAACTAAGGAACCTTAATGCTAAAATTCAGAATGAAAATGAATCACTTTCAAATATCAAAAAAGCGATAAAAAATAATCAATCCACCGAAAAAGAGCTCCAAAAGTCAATTCAGTCGCTTCAAGAAGAATTCACAAATCAAAAAAACAAATATGACGCAGAGCTTAAACAACTCAAACCACTGCAGCAACAACTAAAAGAGGAGCAAGAACAGTTTTCAAACGATCGAGATAAACTTGACAAAGAAAAACAAAACAAGTTCAGTCAACTTAAAAGCGCCAAAGACATGCTTAATGAGAAAGAACAAGATATCAAACAGCTATCCAGTGATTTAAATAAAATAAATAAAACTATCGAGCAGAACAAAATAAAAGCATCAAATCAAGAGCGGGAAATTAAACAAAAAGAAGAAATGATAAATACTCTGCAAGAATCTTACCAAAAAGCTATAAATGCCTCTAATGTGATAGACATATTAAAAAATACAAATGTAGATGAAATCTGCCAAAAACAAGAAAGTGGAAAACTATTATCAATAAAAGAAGGTGAGAGAATTCACCAATTCCTTATACCAGAAAATCATTGTAAATTATCAAATCAATATTTTCATGAAATAGTCAACGAGCTTAAAAACTTTAAAAACCAAGACCTCGAGCATGAATATAAAATTGCAGTTAAAAAGTTCATAAACTATAATATTCCTAAATATAATTTCTTGACTATTTAAGCTTCTTATGCTATACTCACCAAGTGAATAAAAAAAAAGTAATAGAAAGACTAATCTCAAAAGAAATAATCCAGAACTCAAAGGCTTACTTTAAGCAGGTTTCAATATTGAAAAGTTTACTTAAAGATTATCCAGACGAGTTATTTTGGAATAATATAAAATTTGATTTCCCCTTAACGAGTCTTTTTTTCTTCAAGACAAAAAAGGGGAGTAATATACTATCCCTTAAGTACAAAGATTATACCCAAACGCAAGAAAAGCAGGAAACCTTTTCCTTTTCTTGGGGCGAAGACATAAAAAGATACACAAGAGCTAAAAATATTAAGAATTTTTTAAATGAATAATACTCAAGAACAAATAGAGCAGTTTTTAAACGATAAAAATAACAAGAAATATCATTTCAATAATTTCGAAGAACTTAATTATAGAATTCCTTCAGGTAGTTTAAATTTAGATATAGCAATGGGTGGAGGTCTGACATCTGGCGCCCACAGATTTACAGGCATAAACGAAGGAGGTAAAACCAGCTGCGCTCTTTCTTTTGCTAAAAATTTTCAAGATCACTTTGGAGAAAAAGCAATGGTTATCGTTGTGAAGTCAGAGGGTAGATTAAGCAAGGATATTCTAGAAAGAAGCGGTATAGATACAGACTCTAACAGGTTTTTTATATTTGACTGCAATGTATTTGAGAAAGTCTTTGAGCTTATCAGGAACCTCGTAATGGATAATAAAGATGATAGAAAATATATGTTTATTATTGATAGTGTAGATGCCTTGTGTAGGATTAATGATCTGGATAAAGGTTTTGATGAGCCAGAGCAGGTTGCGGGGGGAGCATTAATAACTTCTGTTTTTCTTAAAAAAATGGTTTTGCCCGTCAGCAAAATGGGACACCTAATGATATTGACTAGTCAGGTAAGAGTTGAAGTCGCAACAAACCCTTACGCCTCCAGGGGAGGACCCAAAACCAAACAGGCAGGTGGAAACGCTGTAAAACACTATGCAAATTTCATACTAGAGTTTGAAGAAAGATATACATCTGACATTATGTTCTCCAACCCATCTGCAACCAGAATAGAGGACAAAGGAGACCCTATTGGGCATTATTGTAAAATAAGATTTAGGAAAAGTGTCAATGAAAAAACTGGAGCACAAGTAAGATACCCAATAAGATATGGAAGAACTGGAGGAAATTCTGTCTGGAAAGAAAAAGAAGTTCTAGACATGATGTTTGCTTTTCAGATGGCAGTTAAAAAGGGTGCATGGATATCATTATCTGAAGACTTAATTACAGAACTTAATAGCAAATCAATTGAGCATGAAAGCAAATTTCAAGGAGAACAAAAACTCCTAAATTACTTAGAATCCAATCAAGAGCTCTCAAACTTTCTCTACGAAGAATTTAAAAAATTCAGCAATGCGATTTAAGACATTATTTGGCGTCCTTAAAAGGGTAACTAAGCCTCATAAATATAAAATTAACTGGTCAGGACCAAGCAGGAGTAAAATACAATTTTCTGTAAAAAAAATTCTTGAAGAACTATGGGGGGATCACGTAGTATTTGAAGAGTTTCCGATTGTTGGCTCTAAAATGACCCTAGACTTCTATAATGCCACAAAGAAAATAGCAATAGAGGTCCAAGGCAAGCAGCACACAAAATATACCCCCTTCTTTCATGGAAAAAATAAGATAAATTATATTTCTCAATTAAGGAGAGATCACCAAAAAAGGGAATTCTGTGAAAAAAATGATATCAATCTAGTAGAGATATACTATGATGACGAAATATCAAAAAGTAGTATTTATGGTGTAATTAAAAGCAATGAGTGAAGAAATTAATCCGGATTCTCTACCAGAATTCTCAATGCCAAGTAACCTTCTTAGTAAAATATATGAATTCTCTGGATCTTCTGAAGAAAATAAAGGCTTCATTTTAATCTTCGCGGATCAATCTGGCACCCCTCAAATAATATCCCAAGCTTGTTCTCCTGTGATAGATATGGGTTTAAGAAAAGCTGCCGAAGACTATCTTGAAGAATGCTCTTTATTAACAAGGCCTGATATAAATCCAGGAGAGTAAAAAGTTAATTACTTGACAAAAAAGCTCTAAGCTGTTATATTTACAACATATGATATATTCTTACGAATGCGAACAACAACTTTTGGCTGGGTTAATTAAATTCCCAGGAGCGTACGCTGAAATTGCACCATTTATATCTGACGAAGATTTCTTTGATTTATCTAGCCAGGTAAACAAGACAATCTTTTGCGTCTTAAGGCAGGCCCTATCTTCTGGAGAAAAAATAGATGAAGTCATTCTTGCGGAAAGGGTAAATTCTTTGGGGATATCTTTTGAAGATAATTTAAACATATTCGACTATATCAAATCCCTTTCCATGAGAAGGGTTTCTGAAGACTCGCTAATGGTTTCTGCAAAAGAATTAAAAAAATTAACTGTAAAAAGAACCTTGTGCAACGCGTCCTCTGAGATGTCTAAAAAAATACAAGAATTACCAAATACAGCGACATATTCAGAGATAGTAGAAGTAGCCGACGAAATTTACAACAGGAAAATTGACCTATTTCAGGAAGGGGATGATCTACCAAGTAATATCTTTGAAGACATGGAAGAGGTTATAGAAGAGCGTGGAGAAAATCCAGTTGAAGAATACGGCTTTTTGGGTCCGCATAAAACGATAAACAATCTATACGGATCTCTTCTAAGGCCGGGCAATATAACGGTCATTGTTGCGCGTTCCGGAGTTGGTAAAACTCAATTCTGTATGGACTTCTGCACAAAGACATCTATGTCTTATGAAAATGTCCCAGTATTACACTTCGATAATGGAGAAATGAGTAGAGAGGAAATCATGAATAGACAGTGCGCTGCAATATCAGGCGTTCAGCTAAATTTAATAGAAACAGGAAAATGGCGCAGGGCAGGTGAAGAAATTGTTTCAAAAATGAGAAAAGCTCTCAAACAAGTGAAAGACATGAAGTTTTACTATTATAATGTTGGAGGAATGTCTGTAGATAATATGATTAATGTGGTCAAAAGATTTTACTACTCCAAAGTCGGAAGAGGGAACAGAATGATTCTAAGCTTCGATTATATCAAGACTACATTTGAAAACTTTAATACAAAAACTGAGTGGCAAGTCGTTGGAGAAATGGTAGATAAGTTTAAAAGATTAGTGCAAAAAGAAATTGTTTACGAAGGAGAACCTATGATTGCAATGATGACAAGCGTACAAAGTAATAGGTCAGGTATTGTTGGTAGTAGAAACTCAGATTCAGTAGTTGATGACGAAAGCATAGTTTCCTTGAGCGACAGAATTATTCAGTTCTCCTCCCACCTTTTAAGTTTAAGGCAAAAAACTTTAGACGAACTACAAAATGAACCAATTGATTTTGGAACGCATAGATTAACTTGCATAAAGCATAGACATCTTGGTCCAGATGTCTACAGAGCATTAAGTCCCGTAGAAATGCCGGATGGGTCAAGAAGAAAAAATTCTATAAACTTAGAGATTAATAATTTTAATGTAACGGACAAAGGGGACCTTAAAGACCTTGCAGATAATATGGACTTAAATGATGTAGAAGCAAATGCTGGCAACGGTTTTTTTGAGGCGCCGAACTTCTCATGAATTCGGAAAAGATCAAAGAATCGTTACTGGC